AGAGGGTAACAGTGAGGGAGTTTACAGACTGGATATTAAGGTGAGGTCAGTACGGCACCCAAAGGCGAGGGTGGAGGAACCCAGGATGCCGCACTGCCTCAAAACTTAATCTTGTTCCTGCTGCTCATCCCCATAAGTAGCAAGTGTTTGAGCCGCCCAAGCCCGTAAAGCTCTTTGAGATTTTTTCGACATAGGGCCGTCAGAAGGTCTTTCTAGCAGAGACTTAAACAAATCTTCATTAAATATAGCGTCCTCTAGCAGCCTTCTTTCTGCTCCAACTATTCCCCCTCTAGCCATATTCTCAAATATGTCTGCGACTAATTGGGGGGCCTGTAGAGTTCCAGTTCCAAGACCCCTACCTATAGAAGCTCCAGAAATTCTCAAAGCAGCCTTTTGCAGTAAGTTCATCTCTTGTTCTGCAAATAGCTCAACTGGCGTTCTAGATGCCAACTGCCTAGACAGAGCATCTACAGTTCTGGAGGCTCTTTCTAGTCTTGCTCTTTCTTCTCTGGAAAAAAGAGTCATTATTGCCTGCTTTGTTCTCTTATCGTCAACTAAAGCCCTAAACTTTGCCCCATCAACAATGTCTCTTTTAGTGCCGTTTGGAAGCGGTATGCTTGATGTAGATTTGTTTAGCAAGAAGTCTGCAAAAGAGGTTTTAAGGCCCGAAAGGGCTTCTCCAGTTGTATCCCTTTGCGCCATTGTCATCAGGCTTCTCATGTCCCTAGCAGTTGTCCTAGAAGACAAAACTTTGTTAAACGCATCTTCTGCGCCTTGCTCAATATATACTATTGCCTTGTTTTCGCTTGGGCTTAAAAATGGCCTTCCCTCTCTTCTTGAGCGAAGCAAGGACTCAGTATTGCTTGTTCTGATTGCATTTTGTATTTCTGACCTAAACGCTGGCATTCTATTCATCAAGTCTTGATTTGAGATAAGAAAATTTTGAGCGTCCCTAGGATTAAACTCTTGGCCTCTGAAAAAAGTAAATCTCAAGAACTCTTCCATAGCTTGTTGAACTTCTGGTTTTCCAGATACGGCCTGAAGTATACGGTCATAAGCAACAGTGTTTTTCTGTTTTCCAGCACCCAAAGTAGCAGTAAGAGTCTTTGATGGGTCTATTGATTCAGCACCAGTTCTATCCCTCCTAAGAATCCTAGCAACATCTCCTTGGTTAAATCTTTGGTTTAACTCTCTAGAAAACGCAACAGCGGTAGCTACTGTATTTTCTTCAGCAGAATCAACATATATGTTCGCAATATCTTCTGTTATTGAATCTGCTATTTCTTCTGCCAGCCTAGCTCTTTGAAAGTTAGGGTTATCTCCAGCCCTAGCAGCCCTAGCCTCAGCCCTTAATTCGCTCTGTATTCCTCTAATTTCAAATATAGAAGTTTGGTCTCCAATATAGGCAGAACTTTCAGGGTCTAAAAATCTAGCAGCATTAGGCATATTTTCCTTTTGGGCAGTTGCCAAACTTGCGTCAGCTTGATTTCTGGCTGTTTTAGATATGTTTACATTAACAAAATCTTCTTGGTCAATTGCTTTATAAAGCTCGTCCTCAAACTCTCTTGCTTGCTTTAATGCTAAAGAAAGCTCATCACGAACAACTGGCTCAATTGCCTCTCTTACGTCTTGTGGCTGAACTCTAGATATTGCTGTGTTAGCGCGACTCGTTGCTATCTGCATTCTTGCGTCTATAAGGTCTCCAAACAATTGGACTTGGTTTTCAAACAAGTTGCTAATATCTTGCTCTGATGCCCCGCCAAATGTTAAGTCGTTTCTGATTGCGGCATTTGTTTGTTCAATTGAATTAGCAAGCCTTTCTGATAAATTTCCCTCTTCAGCACCTTTTATTATTGCTTTTTCAAAAGCACTATACACAGGAGATTCGGTTCTGGTAAATGTGCTTATTTCTGCGCCAGGAGACAACTCTCCAGCTTCCTGCAAAGCCCTTAACGCTCCTTGTCTATCACCAGCAGCTAAAATATCTGATGCTCTTTGTCTTGCAGCAGATGGAGCCATTCTTTCTTTTAAAGAGCTAAAAATTTTAAAAGTAGGGGCAAGTTTTAAAGCCTGTGGAACGTATCCAACAGCCAAGCCGCCGCCAAGCTCTCCAATGAGCCTTGCTCCAGGTAAATCTGGAAAAGCTTTTTCTAAACGAAAACCACTTGCTCCTCCAAACCCGCCAGCAAAACTTTCCCCAGCAATTGTTGTTCCTGGCCTAGACCTAAAAACCCTACCGTAGTTGCTTATTGCGTTTTGCAAGCCAGTGACTATTCGTCCTGCTCCACTTGCCGCTCTTGCTTGCGGGACTGCCTGGGACAAAAGACCAATACCAACAGCAAAAGGGACTGTGTTAACAAAACCAGTGCCAAACGCCGTCCCAGTGGTCTCAATTGGCGTTTCTGCGCTAATTTCAGCCGTTGAAGCAAGGTACTTTAATCTTTCTCCCGGAGAGAGTTGGTCTAATTGCATTTGTCTTCTGGCTTCTACGTCGCCAGAAACCATGCTTGCAACACCTCTGCTTATAGTTGAAAGAGCATCAGGCAAAAAGCCAGTAGAAGGCGCATCAGATTGAGAAGCTAATTCTTTTAACTCTTTTCCACTAGCCATTAGTTACCACCTAATTTTTGTTCCATTGCTTGTCGTATTGAGGGGTCAAGATTGTCTAATTCTTCTTCAGTATATTGATTTATAAAACTAAGAACTCTTGATTTAGACAGATTATTAACAGCATCTAAACTTAATGTACTTGCATCTGGAATCCTTGGAAGAAGTTTTTTTCTAAACTCTGTCATTGAATTAAGAAATATTCTTTCTTTAGCCTTTTCTTCTTCTGAAAACTCAGGGTTGTCTAAAAATTCTTGTGAATTTTTCTGCTCTTCTTCAATATAGCTGTCAATAGCAGTAATTCGCGCCAAGGCGGTTCCTCTTCCAGCCAAAAAAGAAGGTCTAATACGTATTCTTTCCCTAATTCTTTCTTGTTCACCGAAAGGAAATCTTGGGCTAAGAGAAAAGCTCCTAACTATGTCGCTTTCGAGAAGTTTTAAATATTGCTGATTCTCAGTTCTTTCCGCATCTAACATATCTTCGCTATATGTTGCGTCTCCTATCCTACCTATAACCTCCGAAATTATTGCAAATGGCCCAGTAGTATTTTGCAATCTTTCTAAAATAGAAATGCCTTCTTCTTCTGGGCTAAGTGGCTCGCCAGCACCATCTTCTGAAACGTTTTCAGGTCTTGTAAGGGTAGAGGAAACATTTATCCTATCAACCCTACCCTCTACGTCATCAATCAAAAACGCTAAAGAAGGATTATCTGGATTAAGCTCAATGCGAATATCTCCATTAGCAACTTTTGTTGCCTTATCTATAGCTTCTTGCTCAGGCATACCGTTAGCAATCAAAATTCTTTTGTATTCATTTATTTTTGTTTGAGTAGCCCCTTCTGCACTTGGAGAAATAAACTTTTCTGCAAAAGAAACTGCGCCATTTGGGTCTCCTGCATATAAAACAGGCATTAGTCTGGCTAGTTGAGGGTCTGCCTGACGGACAATACTTGAAGCAGCAGATAGTCTTGAAGCATTTGAGGCTGTGGCGTTTCTTGCGGCTTGTAAAGTAAGCTCTTTGGCCTCTAAGTCAATATCTTCAACTTTTCTCTTTCTTTCTTCTTCATCAGCGGCCTGCAAGAGCGTCATAGCTTGAGCAGGAGCTATTTGACGTATATCTCTTGCTAAATTTCTGAGTCCTTGCGGGTCAGAAGTATTAGCCTGTTTTAGAATATCTTGCAGCTTCTCAGACTCAGTTCTAACATCAAGGCCCAACATTCCACCAACACCCCTGCGGAGTGCTTCTTGTCTCTGGGGCATCTGCATAGATAGGGCAGATACTAGAGGTGCTTGAGTCCTAGCTAGTCCCGTAAGACCACCAGTTAACTCCCGTCCCTTGAGTATCCCCTCTGTCAGCATACGCTGTTGACGTTGAGCAGGAGTCTCAATAATGTCGCTAAATAAAGATTGTATGTCGATAGCCATTACTAATTCCCGTAATTCAATATATCTTCTAACGAGTAGCCCATTTCTGTTGCGGAGTTAATCAAGTTAGTAAATAAATTTCCGCTTTGACCAGAGCTAGTTGTAGTAGTTCCAGAAGATTGGCCTCGCCTTTCAGCGCTTAACAAGTCAAACAAACCTTGGTACTGCTGCTGTCTCAGAGCGTTTTTAAGCCCTTCAAACCCTAACTGGGATTCTATTGCAGATTCTGCCAAACCAGCCCCTAAACCTAGCCCAGTGGCCTGTAAAGAGGATGCTAGACGTGAAGCCTCCAATTGAGGTGTAAGCGTTCTCAAGAGTTCCTGTTGTGGTAGGTAAGCACCAGCAATAGCACCAAGACCAAGCTCACCAAAGAGTCCTGCGCGTTGTCTAAATTCACCCAAACCTGCAAGGGTTTGTTCGGAACCTAATGCTTGCTCCAATCTGGCTTGTTCTATAGCTGAAATAGCGTTAACTGCTCTTTGCTCTTCAATAGCTTTTTGTGCTGCAAGCTGTTCAGGTGTTCCTCCATAAGCAGCGGTTCTTACGCCGCCCCTTCCTTGGGCAAATAACCTTTCTTCAAGCTCTAGCTGCTCTCTTTCCCTAGCAGGCCGCTGCATCCCTTCAAGCCTGTTGTAAAGCTCCTGCTCTCTTGCTGCTCTTTGTGATGGGTCTTGAGTTAACATCCCAATTACTGAGGCTTGTTCTGCTGCCCTTTGAGCGGGGTCACCCAAAAAGTCAAAAGCACCCTGACCAAATCCAGTCAAAGACCTTTGCAATGCAGCTTCTTCAGGGCTTAGAGCTAACTCAGTACCCGTTTGAGAGATAGTAGCCGCCGCAGGCTGACCAAATACATTCGTACCCGTAACAGTAAATGGTTTGAATTGAGACTGTCTTCCTACCTCACCCAATAAGCCGCCTTCATAAGTGGGTAAATCGGTAGCACCACCAAAGAATATGTTAGCTTCTTGACGGGCTTGGCCTATATCTTTAATTGCTTTATCAGTCAGCATACCCTGACCCAATGCGCTTATAAGACCTGCGCCAGCACTACCAAAAAAACCACCACCACCTTGATTAAGGCCAAATAAATTTGCTGCTCCAGCACCAAGGTCTTTGAAATCAACAACGCCATCTTTGTTTACGTCAAAAATTGACATTAGTAAGTCCCTCCATCAATAGTGCCAGTGAATGTTCCTGACACTGTGAGGTTTGCGGCAGTTGTAGTCCCCGTAAATGTCGGGGCAGCTAAATTAGCCTTAGTAGATACCGCAGTTGCTATGTTATCAAATTCGGTGTTCACTTCAGTTCCCTTCACCACCTTAGCAGGATTTCCTGACACCAGAGAATCCTTGGCGGCAAAGTTCGTTGTCTTTGTATAGTCAGTCATTAGACAATCCTTCCAAGTAGTGCATGAATGTTTAGTTGTTGAATAGCAATAGACTTACCGTTCACAGTTGTTTCTACTCCTACAGATACAACAGCTCCAGAACCAGAAGTATTTATCTTCTGCCTGTTAATTAAATTTAACGAAGAAGAATACTCAGCTTCAGTGTTGTATTCAGAGATGTTGTATTGTGCAGCGTTGTTAGCAGGTAGTGTATAAACCTGCTTCTTATAAGCATTTGAGTAATCGTAGGCCCAGTTCAATACTACTGGGGCTTCGGCGCCGTCAAAGGTAGTTAGGTTAACTTTCTTTAAAAATTTAAGAACCGAACTATCCCCAAACGCTAAGGGATGCGAGAAGTAACTTAACTGATAGAAGCCTGTCCCGTCTGTATAACTGTCATACTCAGCGATGCCAGTTGCGTTCCCAATGTAAATAGTGTCATCCACCAAATTAGTGAAGCGTAGTGGTGCCATGCTAGACCAAGTGGTTGCTCTGTATGAACCATCTTGGAGAGGAAATCTTGTATCAAAGACATACACCGTCTGAAGGACGGGAAAGTTAACCAAGACAAAGGCTTCTTTAGGAGAGTAATGTAGAGAGATGTTACCTGTTTCACTAGCTACCAGATTCTTAATGTCATTATTGACGTTCTTAGATATATCCCCAATAGGTGAGGACTTTTCCTGAATTGTTCTTGCCAGACTTCTTACGCCTGAACGGTCTAAAAAGATTAAATCCTTACCAGTAGATACAACTGCGTCCCTAGATACACATCCTATATTAGATATAGTGTCTGAAAGAGTCATAGAAGCAGGACTATCAGCACCTTCATAGATAACTATTGAGTCCTTACCAAAGATAATTAAGAACCCGTTATGAGCAGCTAAAGCTACAATCTCATCGTAACCATTAGGCCATACCTTAGATATGTCTATAGAGCCTGTAGACCCACCACTCCAAGCATTACCGTTTAAAAGGTCACTCCAGTAAATAGTGGACTTATCTGTTGCAAAGTCAGCAACAAACAACCTACCAAATGCAGCTAATACTTCATTAGCTTGAGGTGGAGTTCCCGTAGCATGAGCATGAGCAGACATCTTCTCAACATCAGCAACAGAATTAACATATAACAATGGCTCATGCGCTCTTTGAAAGAAGTAAGAATGGTCTACAAAGTTAACTATTTTCCAATTGTTAGCACTGATTGTATAACTGGCTGGAGTATCGTCAGTTAAAGTAGAAGTCCCGTGGAATATTTTGTTATTACCTGCGGAGAATATCTTGGTGTTACCACCTGAATCCCTAAACTGGTGTATGGCTTCTATGCCATCAGAACTCCCCAATACAGCAGGGCCATTAGTAGACACCATGTCATAACCTTTACGCGCAGCAACCCGCCCCTCCTTGTCAATAATGCAGTTATCTGCAACCGATGCAAAGGTAGGGTCTTGAGCTAACGGGGCATCTTGGGTGTTAATCCCTGCAAAGCCTGGAGCCGTAATAGTTATGCTTTGTAGTTTCTGGGCCATTATCGTACCTGAAAGGTTAACTCAGAAGGGTATCTGTTAGCGTCAAATGCAATAGCGTCAGATAAAGAAGTAGAGGCTACAGCAAATTGTTCTGCTGCACTCTGACCGCCAGTCTCACCCCTTTCCCTCAAAGCCATAGCGTAGGCTAGTTGTATAACAGGGTTATTAGGTGCTAACAAGCTATCCGAATCAGCAGTCAAATCAGTCTGTGGTTTAACAACATCAAACCTCAGAGCGTATGCTGCATCAGGCTTTGGATAAACTTGGACTTCTAAATCTTTATTAGTATCTGTACCCACAAATGTAAAATAATCAGGAGAGCCTGATTGTGGTGTAGTGTTGTAGGTTACATTGTTAAAGTATTCTTTACTTCTAAGGTGCATAAATCTTTTAGACGTAGTGTTCATTACGTCCTTTATAACAGCCAAATCACCACTACCAGTAAGTGAGTAAGTATCTGTACCACTTACAGTGTTAACAGTTATGGAGTCTCTTAATGCAGTCCAGTCAAAAGAGTTTTCTACAATCTTCTTAGCGTCATTAACCAAGTCACCTATAAGATGAGAGTAGTCAGTAGCATTAGCTGTATCTACTGTATCCTCTCGTAATCTGCGGAGGACGTTATTAATTAAATCTAAGTATGTCATTAAAATCGCCTTCCTATAGATTGAAGCATTCCTAAAGCCTGAGCTACATTATCTAATTCAGTAAATTTTGGCTCAAATAATTCTCTTGAAAACATTTGTTCGGTGATTGGTGCTTGTTGGGCTAAACCAATAATCAATCCGTTTCTTCCAATCCCAGTCCCAGTACCAGTTCCCGTCCCCGTTCCCGTCCCAGTCCCAGTACCAGTTCCCGTTCCCGTTCCCGTGCCTGTTCCTGTACCAGTTCCCGTTCCAGTACCAGTGCCAGTAGTAGTGGGTGTACTTGTGCTAGTAGTGGTAGGTGTGCTTGTGGTTATAGTTGTAGGTGTCCCAGTACCAGTACCTGTACCTGTCCCAGTACCTGTCCCAGTACCTGTTCCTGTGCCTGTCCCTGTACCTGTACCTGTACCCGTTCCTGTGCCTGTCCCTGTGCCTGTACCTGTTCCCGTTCCTGTGCCTGTTCCAGTGCCTGTACCTGTACCCGTTCCTGTTCCAGTGCCTGTACCTGTTCCTGTTCCTGTAGGTGTAGTAGTTCCTGTTCCTGTGCCTGTACCCGTACCATTTACATCAGTGCCGCCATGCTCTAATACTGCGCCATCTGGCAAAAATATAATGCTTACGGTATCGCCTTCATTAAAAGTCTTGTTTTCAGTTCCAGCTACATCATCTACTTCTACTCTTTCTCCCCCAGGCAATCTGTTTCCATTTACATCATAAGGCGCATAAACAAACCCACCATCTTCGTATATCCATGAGTATGAAGCAGCAGTCTCGCTACCTGTTGTTGTTGTGCTTGTAGATGTTGTACTTGTAGGGTCAGTAGCCGTGCTTGTGGTTGCCGTGCTTGTGGTTGCCGTGCTAGTAGTTGCTGTGCTAGTAGAGTTAGTCGCTGTAGAATCGGTAGATGTTGAAGAATCTGCGCTAGCTTGAGCAGAAGTAGCAGCGTCTGTAATAGTTATCCTATCCATTAACCTACCGCCCATGTCCATACCTGTATCTGGGTCTAAACTAGCAGTATCGTGGAATATTCCAGCATTAGTAAGTATTTGAGATATTTCTTCATTAGAAGTAGCAGCGTTAGTTTTTGCCATTAAATCTGCAAATTCGGCTTGAGTTAAACCAACTTTGTTTTGTTCGGCAATATTTACATAGTCAAAGAAAACATCAGATTGACCAGTTACATCACTGTCTAATAGTTCGTTTTGAATTAACTTGTTTTTAGAAAAAACATCTTCTTCAAGCAATGGTTGACCAGTAACATCATAGCCAGCAGCCATTAGAGCTGCATCCACAGCGTCTCTAGGTATTTTCAACATCTGTGCAACAACATCTGAGCTAAAACCAGACTCTCTTAAAAACTCTGCTGTTACGTCTGCTTGTTGCTCTGGGGGTACAAGTTCTTGTATCTGAGACAAGACCATATAGGCGTTATCAGCTAAAGATTCGGCAGTCTCAAAGCGGCCTTCCATTTCTTCTTGTATTGTTTTGTCTCTAAGTACGGGAAAAGCGCCGCCTAATAAAACTTGGTCAGCATAGGTCATTCCTCCAGAAGATGGAGTGTCTAATGACTGATTAACTGGAGTGCTAAAAAGGTCTGTAAAAAGAGAGCCGCCCATAGCAGCCTGCTGTTCAAGTGCAGCGAGTGAAATATCAGACATTACTCTTCCTCAACCATGTTAGTCAGCATATAGTGGGCGTTGTATTGCAAAATCCCTACTAAATATACTGGGTCTAATCCTTGCTCTATCTTTTCTAAGCACCACTCATAAAGCTCTGCGTCTGCTTGTTCAGCAATAGAGTCCATCTTGTTAACAGGAAACTCTACGATAGTCATCATTTTTCTCTTGAGACACCTTTAGTCTTTTCAAAGGTTCGCATTGCACCTAAACCTAACATACCCATTAACACGGGCATCATCTCACTTAAAGCTATTAAAGGAACTACTACCCCAGTATCAAATAACTCTAAAGCCATATTTACAAAGGGTATTACCAGGAAGTTTCCAGCCATTCCCAAAGCGCATATCCAGCCAATGGCAGGTCTCCAACCAGCAACAAACATACTATTGTGAGCTGCTTCAACTTTATTAACCTCAATTTGAGCCATGACCTGCTCTTGAGCATGACGCTCAGCCATAGTAGCTATCTCGTGAGACAGCTTTTCTTTCAGGTCTTTGTCAGGTATTACCTTGTCTAAGATAGCACTGACTGGGCCAATTAACGCGCTTATCATAAGAATATAACTGCACAGAATAAGATAACAACAAGACCTAAAGTACAGACAACCACTTTGCCTGCTTCTTCTTCAGTCATGTCCTGAACTTTCTCGCGTATCATTTTTCCAATTCGTCTCATAACATTCTTCCTATCACAGTCACAGTAGCTACGATTACTATCCAAAATATTCTTTCACCAAAGGCAACAGACGGCGACATCTTCTGTAACTTATCGTCCATCGTATTTATTCTATCTTCAATAGATGTTTGACGATTAAAGATAGTGGTGATTCTTTCCTCTACACGGGCCAAGGAAACAACAGCCTCTTGAAGGTCATCTATCTTGCTTTCAATCCTGTCTATTCTATTTTCCAACTAGACTCACCGAATAGAAAACAAACACTAATCCTATAAAGCAACCAAACACTACTAATATATCTATCATGGCCGCTCTAGTTTGTGCTGCTTTCCTTGCCTCTGCTATCCTTAAATTCCTTATCCTTATGCGTTCCCTTAACATATCGTGCCAAAGGTTCGCGTTACCCGTCCAATAGAATAAATCCTTCAATTCCTTTTCTAGCTGCTCTGCCTTCTGTTTCTGAAGCGTAGCCTCTAGTGCTTGGCTTTCTATTGAACTACTACCTAGCAACTTACCTATCTTACTTGTAGTCTTTGCTTTTTGTTCTAAGACGCTGACTTCTTCTCTAGCATCCCAGAACTTACTAATTGCTCTTGTTAAGTCTTGTACTTCTTTCCCTTTATGGACGGCTTTCTTAATAAAGTTAAATGCCTGGTTAGCGGCTGCAACCGCTGCTACTATTTCTGCTGGCATTCTAATACACCTTTATTCCATCCTCATTTGGGTTAATTAAAATTGGCTTGCAATATGTCGTTATGGTCTGGGTGCTTGGGCTTCCTCTTCTTCTTAACTTAGCTGCAAAACTATTGCAGGTGTCTAAATTAAAAAAGCACATAGCTTCGCGACAACTATCGTTAGCTACTTCAACACCTCCAATGGTCATAATTAATACAAATACATGAGCCATTCATCAAACTACCCGCACCTTCAGGTTGTTGCCTGTCAATGCTGTAATCCTGACCTTATTCTGGGCAGGAGCGTCATAGTCATAATCAGTACCCAGTATCGCGCCTTTATTAAGTACATTCGCATCGTAGTTAATTGCCACACCATCACTGGATGGAGCCGTAGTACCGCTAGACATGTTAAAGATAATTGCTAAATCTAAATCATTAGCTAGTGTGAAGTGATTAGCATCAGGGATAGCGTCCAGTTGGGTTTTGTTCATTTGATTTGTGTAGTTTGTTGTTCCTATTGCGTATTCATTTACATCGTTTCCAGCATCACCGACAACATACATTTTAGTACCATCGGCGTTAAACGCTAATCCTAGTGGAGATGTCTCTTGCGATGAAACAGAAAAGTTTTGAGAATATGATGCAGTAGAAACATCAAAACCTGTAGTTAATGTGTATTCGTTTACATCATCTCCCGTATTTCCAAGAATAAACATTTTTGTCCCATCGGTATTAAAAGCTACATCTCTTGGTTCTGTATCTTGGGAAGCTACTGAAAAGTTTTGAGAGTAAGAAGCAGTAGAAACATCAAATCCAGTAGATAAAGTGTATTCATTTACGTCATCTCCAGTAAGACCAACAACAAACATTTTTGTTCCATCAGTGTTAAAGGCTATTCCTGTTGGAAATGTTTCTTGCGTAGATACTGAGAAACTTTGAGAGTAAGAAGCTGTAGACACATCAAAACCTGTTGTTAAGTCGTATTCAAATACAGTATCTGCAGCATTACCAACGATAAACATTTTCGTGCCATCAGTGTTGAATTCTAAACCTCTTGGATTTGCTTCTTGTGCGTTTACAGAAAAGCTCTGAGAATATGTTGCCGTAGAAACATCAAAGCCTGTAGTTAAGTCGTATTCGTTTACATTGTCTGACGTAATACCAACAACAAACATTTTCGTGCCGTCAGTGTTGAATGCTATTCCTTCTGGAGACGTTTCTTGTGAATTTACAGAAAAATTTTGTGAATAAGAGGCAGTAGAAATATCAAATTTATTTGTAGCAAAAGTTGCACCCGTCATAGCCTCCTGCAAAGCAGCCAGCTCTGCGTTGGTAGTAGCATTCGCCCAAGTCGTAGACGCATAAGTACCATTAGAGTTGTACTGCCAAGTGCCTGAGTTATTCCTGACTATACTCCTCTCACCATCAGTGCCTTGGGCAATCTTCCACGTTGCCCTGTCATCAGTAGATACACAGTAATAGATATTGCCATCACCAGCAGCTTCATCTGCGGTCATAGAGTTGATGTCAGTCCAGTAGGTAGAGTTTGTTGAGGTTGTAGTGTGGACTGCGTGATAGCCTGTAGGTATTGACGTTGTGCCAATACTGTATTCATGCACAGAATCAGAAGACGTTCCAATAACATACATTTTTGAACCATCACTATTAAAACGCAAACATTGAGGATTAGTATCTTTTGATGTTACTGAAAAACTTTGGTTAAACGTCATAGATGTTAAATTAAACGCTGAACCTAAATTGTATTCATGTATTGAATCATTTTGTGAACCAATAAAATAAAATTTAGTTCCATCTGAATTAAACGCCATACCAAAAGGCTCAATATCCTTAGCTGATACGCTTTGCCCTCTTACATATGTTAATGACGTTATATCGTATGCAGTTGAAGCAGAAAACTCATACACCATATCTCCTGTTTCACCAATAACAAACGCTTTGGTTCCATCATTATTCCAAGCCATATCTGTAGGCGTTGTTTCTATACCTGATAAAGCAAACCTATCATTGTATGTTGCAGTAGATATATCAAACGCAGTTGTTAACGTGTATTCATTTAAATCACTGCCTGTTCTTCCTACTAAATACAACTTAGTACCATCATTATTCCACGTTATTCCTTGAGGCTCTGTATCTTGCGGGCCTACATTTAGGCTTACAGAGTCATAAGATGCGGTAGATACATCAAACCCAGTTGTTAATGTGTACTGATAAACATTATCTGTTGCTGAACCAACCGTATACATCTTGGTTCCATCATTATTAAAAGCCATTCCTCTAGGAAGACCATCTTCATTAGATGCATCAAAACTTTGGCTAAATGATGCTGTTGATATGTCATAAGTATTTATCTGACTTTTACTCAGCTCCAAGTCACCATCAGTCGTGTTAAACACAACGCCATACATCTCCCAAGAGCCTGAAGCTACTTGAGCGTATGAAGTGGGTGCTGTGGTTTCAGAATATGCGCCAGCAGTAGAAGTGAGAATAAACACACCGCTGTTAGCTTCAATGGTCTTGCCTACGTCAGCAGATGCGAATGAGCCTGTGCCTAGCAAAAAACTGCCATAAGGCATTGAATACTGAAAGACCGTATTGTTAGCTCCACCAGCAATATAAAGGTTTCCATCAGATGTTATATACATCCCATTTGGCTGAGTATCTTGAGAAGACAAACTAAATGACTTGGAATCATAGCTTGCTGTGCTTATATCGTATGCCGTAGACAAACTGTATTGATACAAAGAATCGGAAGCGTTATCAGCAATAATCATTACAGAACCACTTGCTAAAAATGCTAAATTTTTTGGCTGAGTTGCTTCGGATGGGTCATAAAAAGTGTCATAAGACGCTGTACTTACATCATAAGCAGTAGATAATGTGTATTGATAAAAACTGTTATTAGTAAAACCTACAATGTACATTTTTGTTCCATCATTATTCATGTGAACAAATGTAGGTTGCGTCTCTTGGCTGTTTACATTATAACTTTTTGATTCATAAGATGCTGTAGATATATCCCAAGCTGTTGATAAAGCATATTGAAAAACAGTATCGTTCCCGTATCCAAGAACATACATTTTAGTTCCATCAGGCTTAAAGAATAGACCGCTTGGGACTGTATTTCCTTCTGGTGTAACACTAAAACTTACAGAGTCATAGGTTGCTGTAGAAACGTCATAAGCAGTAGATAGTGTATACTGCAAAACAGCATCATTTTGATAGCCTACAAGATACATTTTTGTGCCATCATCTTTTAAGAAAATACCTTGCAAACCATTTTCTGTTGATGCCACATTAACACTTTTATTTGCATAGCTTGTACTTGATGTATCAGGAGCAAAATCCAAAGTAGTAGCAGAAGCAGAGTCCAAACGTGTGTAGTTCTCAGTAGTAGAATTAACGTCCCAAGTGTTATTGGTTACACCAGTTTGAGAGACTTCTTTAGTCACGCCCACAACAGGAGACAGCACGTTACCTGACAAAGTAATTGTGGCTACCTCATCTGCTACAAATGTCTTGGTTAAAGTTCCAGCGGTAACAGAAATATTATCTAGTTGTGTTTGAATATTAGACGTAACGCCATCAACGTAGTTAAGCTCTGCTGTAGTTGCAGTAACCCCATCAAGGATATTTAATTCAGCAGCAGTAGCAGTAACATCAGATATTTGACTAGCTGTAATACTGGTTGCTACTGGAGCTACATCAGTCCAGGCTGAACCTGTGTAAACCTTCATCTTGTTATCAGATGAATTAAAGTAAGTAGCACCAGTAACTAAAGCATCACCGTCATTGTCTAATGTTGGGTCACTAGCCTTAGCGCCTAAATATCTATCATCAAAAGAATCATAACTAGCAGCCGCATTAGTTGCAGAAGTTGCGGCATTGCTTTCAGAAGTCGCTGCATTTGAAGCTGACGTTGCAGCATTTGATTCAGAAGTTGCTGCATTTGCCGCACTGGTAGCAGCAGAGGTTGCACTGCCAAGAATAGAATCTACATAGCCCTTTCTAGTTAAATCATCATCAGTAGATGGTGTAGCAGTTGACGTAGCTTTGTTTGAACCTAATACGATATTGCCTGTCATTGTGCCACCAGCTAAAGGAAGCATAGTGTCGGCATAGGCTTTAGTAGAAGCGTCTGTACCCGCTGTAGGAGTACCAAGACCTGTAATCTTGTTAGTCCCCATAGCAATAGCACCAGACATAGTGCCACCCGCTAATGGGAGTTTAGTTGCAATAGAGTTAGTTACAGTAGTGTTAAAAGCTGCGTCATCATTCAAAGCAGCCGCTAACTCATTCAGCGTATCTAGCGCAGCAGGCGCACCACCAACTAAGTTAGTTACTTGAGTATCTACATAACCCTTAGTTGCAGCGTCAGTATCAGAAGACGGGGCCGCTAAGTTAGTTAAAACAGTATCTGTAAAGTCTACAGTTCCATTAACTACCAAATTGGCAACAGTGGTAGTACCGCTTGAGGCAGTAAGATTACCAGTTACGTCACCTGTAATATTTCCCGTAACATTACCTGTTACGTTACCAGTTACATTGCCTGTTAAAGCTCCAGCAAAATTAGTATTAGCAGTAATTAAAGTGCCAGTTATGGCCTGGGGCGTAGAGCCACCAATTACCATGCCGTTTAATGTACCGCCCGTTAGCACAGCATTAGAAGAACTAAAACTTGAGTTAGCAACAACAGTACCAGTAGCCGTAATATCTCCAGTTGTAATTGAAGATGGATTAGTGCCAATCTCAATAATTGTTGCGCTGTTATTCTCAGTAAAGAGTCGTTTGTCTGAGGTATTTACAGCAAGCTCACCTTGAACTAAATCTGAAGCCAAAGGTGTGGCTGACGCAGTTGAGGAAAACTTAGTAATAATTGTTGCCATTTATTTCACCACTTAACTTTATCTGCCCAGTAAGCTGCGGAACATTTACCTTTAGCAATGTTTTTTGCGTGACGCGCCTTAAAAGACTTTCTTCTAGCCTTTTCTGATGCGGTTTTAGGATTCTTGCCAGCACCTTGAACGCCCTGCTGACCAAAGCGAATTGTCTTAATACTACCATCCTTACATTTAGCTACAACAACGTGGCTTTTAGTAGGGTGGTTAGGAGTCCTCTTAGGTTTATTAAAACCAGAAACACCTATTTTTTTTAATCTTGGGTCTTTTTTCATAATAAGAAGTCAGGGGGCCGAAGCCCCCTAACCTATCCTAAC